CAGAAGGGTAACGGAATCATTGAGATTGCAGGTATCAAGATCTACAAGTCAATGAACATCCCATTCTTCGGTAAGTATGGTACTCGTTATGGTACTGCGTCAGCAACAAACCCCGGTGTTACATCACCCGGAAACGTAGGTTCATTCATTGAAGCTGCTGCTGAAGACGGTAGAGCTTCTGTAACTGGTATCAATAACAACTACGGTAATGCTACTGACTTCGCTAACTCTTGTGGACTTATCTTCCAGAAAGAAGCTGCAGGTGTAGTCGAAGCTATCGGTCCTCAAGTACAAGTTACTAGTGGGGATGTTAGTGTGGTCTACCAAGGTGACGTTATTCTCGGACGCTTAGCAATGGGTGCGGATTTCCTCAACCCAGCTGCTTGTGTTGAATTGTTAGCAGGTGCAGCACCAGCTTCAACAAACAACGCTGCATTCGGTACAACATATCCAGCAAACGGTTAATATTTACATATATTATCTATGCACATATAAGGGGGCTTCGGCTCCCTTTTTTATTTACAAATTATAATCATGCCTTTTCCTACCACTAACGCTACAAAAGAATTACCTGCCATAAATCAAATCCTGTCGTCATGTGGTCAGGCTCCTGTAACCACGTTGGACACTACCAACCCAGACGTTGCGATAGCATACGATACGTTGCTACAGGTATCAAGAGAAGTTCAAGCTGAAGGCTGGACTTTTAATAAGGAGTATCATGTTGACTTTAAACCTGATGACAGTAAGCATATAAATATAACAAACGATATAATTCAACTTAAGTTGACAGAGAATGCAAACAATATGGAGTATGATGCTGTTCGTAGAAATGGCAAGCTATATGATAGAGCACATCATACTAATGAATGGGACGAAACTATAGAGTGTGATGTTGTATATGAATTTAATTGGGTAGATTTACCTCAACCGATACAAGACTTCATAACAGCTAGAGCTGCTACTTTAGTATCTCAAAGAATAGTTGGAGATTCTACACAATACCAAATGCTCCAACAACAAGAATCGTACCTAAGAGCATTAGCTTTAGAGTATGAGACACAACAAGGTCAGTATACATTCTTTGGTCATCCCCAAGGTCAAACGAATTACTATCAAAGCTATCAACCATTCCAAGCACTGAAAAGATAATGGCAGCTATTACTCAACGAGTGAGTAACTATTTAGGGGGAGTCTCTAGACAATCCGATGATAAGAAGTTACCGAACCAAGTAAGAGAATGCTTAAATGGCTACCCTGATCCTACCTTCGGTCTTACTAAGAGACCGGGTTTTAAATGGATAGCTAATCTAGGCACAGGAACTACTTACGATAATGCTAAGTGGTTCTATATACATAGAGATAATGATGAGAAATATATAGGCTGCATCAAACCAGCCGGAGGCAGTACAGGAGACATAGATATATGGAATGGTACTACTGGGGTAGCGTGTACTGTTAACTATGGTACAGGAGCACAGGCGTACCTTACAGGAGCACGTACAAATTATGATGTATTGACAGTACAGGATACATCTATCATAACTAATAACTTACATACAGTTACTACTATAGCTGCTCCTAGTTTCATTGCTAAATCAGAAGCTACACTAGTACTAAGTGATACTCCAGTTGGAAAATTTAATGTTACTATTAGTGATTCTGATGGTAGTAATTCTGGTAGTATTACAGAATATGATTCACCAACTACACAAACATATGATGGACTACTAGCTGAATTAAAAACTCGTATAGATGGTTTAAGTATAACAGGATTAACTGTAACTAAATATTCTACTTCTTTAGAATTAAAGAGAACAGTAGGCGGTACAGATACTGCTTTTAAAATTACTTGTTCTGGTGGTTCAGCTAATAGTAAATTAAATGTACTTCAAGATCAAGTTGATAATGTATCTCAGTTACCATTTCAATCTAAGAATGGTAGAGTAGTTAAAATAATAAATACTGCTGTAGCTGCTGATACATACTTTGCTAAATTTGTAGCAGAAGATGGAACTTCTGGTAGAGGTTATTGGGAAGAAACAATAGACCCTACAAAATCTACAGGTTTAACTGATACAACTATGCCACATGAATTAGTTAACAATTCTACTAATACTTTCACATTTCAAAAGATAGCGTGGAAATCTAGAACAGTAGGAGATGATTTAACTAACTCACACCCCAGCTTTGTAGGGTCTAAAATACAACAAGCATTTTTCCATAACAACAGACTCGGATTCTTATCTAAAGATAACGTATCGATGAGTCAATCACAAGATTTCTACAATCTATATCATACATCTGCTCAAACAGTTACAGATGCTGATCCAGTAGATATAAGCTGTTCGTCAATCCGACCTGCTGCATTGCATGGTGTAATACCTACTACACAGGGTTTAATCCTATTTAGTAAGAATCAACAATTTCTCATGAATGCTGCTGATGGAGTCTTGACACCAACAACATCTAATATCAGAACTATTTCTAACTATGAGATGGATACAGATGTAGACCCAGTTGATATGGGAACTAATATTAATTTCATAAGTAAAACTCCAGCTTACACTAGGATATTCGGAATGGTCACACGTGGTCAAGACGAGAACCCACAAGTATTAGACGTTGGAAGAGTTGTAAATGAGTGGATTCCAGCTACAATAGATACGTTTATTGCTAGCCCACAAAATCAATTCTTGGTATTGTCTAGTCAATCAGATAGAAAGGTTTATTTTTACCGTACATATAGTGATGGTGAAAAGAATCTAGTAGAAGCATGGTTTAATTGGGAACTACCCGGTACAGTTCAAACAGTAGCTGTTGATTCAGATGATATGTTTGCTGTTACTAAACAAGGTAGTCAGTTTACATTAAGTGTAGCAAGTTTAAGTCAGAGTCCTTCTGACGCTATCATAGTTAATAATGATGGTAGTAGAATTAATCCTTGTATGGATTTATATACTGCAGCAAAAAATTCAGCTGCTAATAAGAAGGTAGACTGGGATGCTACAAATAGATTCTCTAAGTGCTATATACCTTGGAATAATGTTACAGGATTAACTCCTGTTATAGTTATTAAAGGTACTACAGCTACAGGACAGTTTACTGAATCTGGATTTACTACTACACCTACTGTAGTTACAGATGATGGAAGTGATCCTTACTTTAAAGTAGAAGGTAAGAACCTTAAACCTGAAGAAGATAATGTTATAGTTGGGTGGAAGTATGATCTAGACATTATACTGCCTAAGACATATGTCAGAACTGATGAAGCTCAGAAACTTACAGATTTCACTGCTTCTTTAATAGTAGCTAGAATGAAGTTTGCTGTTGGTCTATCTGGTGTAATGGGTTTTAAACTTAAGTCTACAGGCATCAGACAGGGCGAAAAGAAATATGTAGGCTATGACCTAGATCCTCTATCTCCAGCTGTTGTAGGCGATTTTAACTGGGTTGAGGAGGAGATCTCCTATGTAGATAGAGACCAGATTAAAGTCAGAGTTAACAACAATGAGATTACAGGGTTTACTTTTCAAAATGATACAACTATAAATATAACATCCGTACCTAAACAAGTATTTAATAATACTGGATCTGGTGGAGCACATACTTTTACTTGGACTTTCGATAGAACAGATATGAGTAAGATAGTTGTTCAAAAAGAAACAAGTTCAGGTAGTGGTGTTTATACAACACAAACACTAAATACTGACTATAAGATATCAGGTGTAGCTGAAGACAAAACCATTGTATTTATTAATACTAGTGGTGTACCTACAGCTGTACCTCAGAATGTTAAAGTTAGAATATACAGTGCAGATGAGATAGTCATCTACTTAGATGAATGGTATAATCTTAGCCCTACTATAATAGCTGATACTTATCTAGCTAATGATATAGGATTAAAAGATCAGTCGGTATTCTCATTACCAATCCATCAAAAAGCAACAAACTTCCAATTGAGAATATTTAATGATTCACCATTCCCTGTGTCTTTAAATGCAATGATGTGGGAAGGTAATTATTCACCAAGATTCTATAAGAGGTTTTAAGATATGACAGGGAAAAATACAGCAGCTGGAGCAGCTACAGGTAATCCCTATATAGCAGCAGCAGGGCTCGCTTTAGACATAGGAGGTGCTATCTTCGGAGCATCAGCAGCCG